CTCCTCGTTGTCCCGATCCGCGCCGGCTCCCAGGGCCTCCCCGGCAAGCATCTCCGGCTCCTGGGCGGGATGCCCGTGGCCGAGCGCGTGCTCACCATGCTGCAGACCATCCCAGACATCGTTCTCATCGTGAGCACCAACGATCCCGCCGTGCGTGACCTGTGTCTGCGGCTCCACGTCCGCTGGCTCGACCGGCCCGTGGCGCTCTGCGCGCCCGACATCACGCTCGATCCCGTGATCCATCACGCCTGGGAGCTCTGGGACGCGCCCGCCATCGTGGCGAGTGTGCAGGCCACCGCACCCTTCCTGCGCCGGGAGACTGTGCTCGCTGCATTGCGCGCGGTGATGAGCGAGGACCACGACACGGCCACGGTCGTCGTGGATGATCGGCATCTCCGGTGGGAAGGCACGATGCCGCCCGCGCGTGTGAATCGCCAGCAGATGCCGCCCGCGTGGCGGGAGACCGCCGCCGTGTGCGCCACGCGCGGCGCGTTCGTGACGCCGACCAATCGGTTCGGGCCCCGAGTCAAGCTCATCGAGGTGAGCGGCGCGGAGGCCGTGGATCTCGACACCCCGGACGATTGGGCGGTGGCGGAATGGTATGCCGGGGTGCCGAGCAATCGGGAATGCCTGATGGCGCGCGTGCTGGGGGAGCAGGAGGAGCGCGGCGAGGCGGTGTTACTGTCGGGTTGGGACGAGCCGATGGAAGACTGGCAGCTCCGAACCTCTCATGCCATCGACTGTGCAGTGATCACGCCCTTGATCGGCGCCAACACGCACGCCGAAGCACAGGCATTCTTCGCCATGCGGGCGCCGCCGGATGTGACCATCGTGACGTCGGCCTATCACCAAGTGCGCGCGTTTCTCACGTTTCTGCGCGTGCTCGAGGAGCAGGGTTTCGCGCGCACGGTGCGCCTCTGGAATGCGGCGGCCCCGAGCCGAATGGAACCGCTCGCCGAGGAATGGCAGAAGATCGCGGAGTATCAGGCTATCGGGCACGTCGCGAGCTATGAGGCGGGCATCGAGTATTTGAACTGGCGAGATAGCGCTGTGCCGGTTCCCGCATGAGAATGCTCGTGCTTGGGGGATCAGGATTTATTGGCTCCCACCTCGCCCGCACGCTGCTTGAGAGCGGCCACCAGGTCACGACCGTTGATCCCATCCGCTCTGCGATCCGCGGCACGTTTCACGTCTACGGCTCGGCCGCGAATCCCGAGCTCATGCAGCGGCTCATTCCCCGCCACGATGGCGTGTTCCACCTCGCCGCGGTGGTCGGCTTCGCCAAGGTGATGCCACAATTAGTGCAGACGGTCACCGAAACGACCACCACCGCGACGACGGTGTTCCAAGTCGCGGCCGCCGCCAACGTCCGCACGCTCTTCACCTCCACGTCCGCCGTCTACGGCCGCGGCAACGGCAAGCCCGCGAAAGAGACCGATGACGCGCTCGTGGGGCCCTCGCCGGTGCAGTCGTGGAGCTACGCCTACGCCAAGGCCGCTGCTGAATGCCTCGCCTTCGCCTACATCCGGGAGCAGCAGGCGCCCTTCATCGTGACCCGCGTGTTCAACACGGTGGGGCCCGGGCAATCGGCGGCCGCGGGCTTCGTGTTCCCCCGCTTCTGCGCCCAGGCGGCCCACGGCGATCCGCTCACCGTGTACGCCCCGGGGACCCAGCGCCGCACCTTCGCTCATGTGGCGGACGTGGTGCGGGCGCTGATCGCGCTCATGGAATGCGACCAGGCGACGGGCCAGCTCGTGAACGTGGGCGGCACGGCGGAGTCGACGATTCTCGCGCTCGCTGAGCGGATCCGGACCCGGGCGCATTCGGGCTCGTTCGTGGAGGTCGTCCAACCGCCCTGGACGACGGGGAGCTACGACGATATCGAGAGCCGGCGCCCCGATCTCACGACGCTCGAGCGGCTGACGGGCTACCGGCCGCGCTACGATCTCGACGACATGATCGACGATGTACTGGCGGACGTGCGCGACCGCATGCTAGCATTAGTATGAGATGGCTCCGGGGTGAAACTCCCCGGCGGTGCTCCCAAAGCAGGGCTGCTCAGGGTGAGTCCGTCAAGCTCACCCATTCGGGGCTCCTGTGAAGTTCCTCGACTGGCTCCAGCGCACGGACGGCTCGCCCTATCTCGTCGCCGAAGTGGGCGTCGCGCATGAAGGGCGCCCGGCCCGCGCGCACCAGCTGATCCAGCTTGCGGCCTCGGGTGGCGCGGATGCCGTGAAACTCCAGGCGTTCAAGGCCGATCGCCTCGTGGCGGCCGGCGCGCCGATCTACTTCCGGAACGGCCAGCACGACGAGACGCAGCGCCAATTCTTCCGCCGCTACGACGCCTTCAGCGCGGCCGACTACCGCCGCTGCGCCGACTGGGCCGCGCAGGCGAAGCTCGACTTCCTGTGCACTCCCTTTGATCACCTGTTCGCTGATGTGTTGCGGCACTTGGTGCCTGCCTGGAAGGTGGCGAGCGCCGATCTCACGAACTGGCCCTTGATCGACTACCTCGCTCAGGACCGGAAGCCGATGCTCCTCTCGACGGGCGCGGCGACGGAGGCCGAGATCGCGGCCGCGTACGCGCGGATCGCGGCGGCGGGGTGCCCCGTGGTGCTCTTACACTGTGTGCTCTGCTATCCCACGCAGCCGCACGACGCCCAGCTCGGCATGATTCCCCGGCTAGCCCAGCTCTTCCCCGGCACGCGCATCGGCTACTCGGATCACACGCTGCCCACACCGAAGATGGAGGTTTGCACGCTCGCCTACGCGCTCGGGGCGCAGCTCATCGAGAAGCATTTCACGGACGACCGCCGGCTCCCCGGGAACGATCACTACCACAGCATGGAAGTGCGGGAGTGCTTCGAGCTGCGGCAGCGGATCGAATTGACGCGGCGCTATCTCGGAGGCGGCACGCGGCAGGACGATTGCTTTATGTGCGAGTATCCCGCGCGCCGGCACGCGCGGCGCTCGTGGCATGCGGCCCGCACGTTGCCGGTGGGGCATACGCTGAAGCTCGGCGACGTGATCCCGAAGCGGCCGGGCAATGGCATCAGTCCCATCGTAGAAGTCGTGGGGCGGCGCCTCGTACAGCCGCTGCAGCCGGACGAGATGCTCACGCCGGGGCATCTCGCCTGACGGCGCTCGAGGTGTCCACTGCGATCGATCCCTTGCGGTTGGTTCGGGAGGCGCGGGCACTCCTCCTACTGGCGGCCCAGTCGCCCAGCTGGTTGCGGCGGAGCGAGCTGGCCCAGCGGGCGGATCAGCGGCTCGCTGAGGTGGAAAAGCGATTAGGCGACATATGAATAGGCGAAAAGAACTCGAAATTACACTGAAGGTCCGGAACAACCTGCTCAAATCGCGCCGCTTGGAATTGGGGCTCACGGTTGCGGCGGCAGCTCGAAATGCGCGAATCTATCCAGGCGAGTGGTGCCTATACGAAAACTTGCGACGGAATCCCTTTCGCAAGGATGGCCTATTACGTCATTCGGCACAGGCCATTCTAGGGTTCTTGTGCTGTGAGGTCCAAGATTTGTGGCCTGAAGCCATTCGTCGATTGGAGCGTGCACAACTGCAGATTTTGTTGGATGCACAAGACTTACATCCTGCACTCTCTGAAAACGCGCAACGCTCCGCTTTAGGACCCGGCACACCGGGGGCCTATTTTGATGAGCGGGAATTGAGGCTAGATGTCCAACATGTTCTCAAGGCTCTTCGCCCGCGAGAGGCAGACATCCTGAGCCGATACTTCGGAATTGATCGACAGCCGGAGTCCCTGACGGAAATTGCCGATAACTTAGGACTCTCCGTTGAACGGACACGGCAATTGAAGGAAACGGCGCTGGGCCACATTCGCCAACGCCCCACACTTAGGCGCATTCTGGAAGCTCATGCCATGCCGACAGCAGAGGCCCTTGCGCCCTAGGGCCAGCCTTCCCATGATGTAGGCAGTCAGAATTGCAGCGATTTGCGGGGCTCCGTCGCGGGTGCGGCGGGGCCCCGCGTGTCTTTCGGGGAGGCGCCTATCCCGTTTCACGGGTTTGCATCGTTTCAGGAATGCGTGGACAAAATCACCGCCAGCGGATCAGCCGATGATCCGCAGGCGGTGTGCGGCAAGCTCAAGGCCGAAGCCGAAGGCAAGAGCCTCACCGTGCAGCAGGTCGAGGCGCTGTGCCCCTCGTGCGCGGCCGTGATGAAGCGCGAGGGCATTCTCGCGATCCGGGGCGATGCGATCGCGCAACTCGTCGAGCGTATCCCGAAGCCGACGCCCGCCCCGTTCCTCAAGGTGAACGAGGAGCAACGGCTCGTGTTCGGGTGGGCAAACGTGGCGCTGCTTGATGAGCACCAGCCCGTCGTGGATCTGCAGGACGAGACGATCGACGGCCCCGAGCTCGAGCGCGCGGCCTATGAGTACGTGCGCCGCTACCGGGTGGTGAACGACATGCACCGGGGGCCGGCCGTGGGCGATCTGGTCGAGAGCTTCGTCGTGACACCCGAGAAGTTGAAGGCGATGGGCCTGAAGCGCGAAGGCGCCCCGGCGGTCGGTATGTGGGTCGGCTTCAAGCTCGATGATGGCGAGTGGGCGGCCTACAAGCGCGGCGAGCGGCCGATGTTCTCGATCGAGGGCCAGGCCGAGAAGGTGGCGACCTGATGGCGGCGAAGCTGCAGAACCTGGTGATCCGCGGGATTGCGCTCGTAGACCGCGGCGCGAATCAACATGCGAAAGTGCTCTTGCACAAACGCGCACCGGAGGATGCTATGCCGGACGAGAAGCTGGCCAAGGAACTCGCGGACGCGAAGGCCGCGCTCGCCAAGAGCGAAGCCGAGCTCACCGAGCTGAAGGGCGCGGGCGCGCTGTCTTCCGATCTCGACACGATGCGCAAGACCTACGATCGCCAGAAGGCCGAGCTCGAGAAGGCGCGCGGCGAGCTGCAGGAGCAGCTCGAGAAGGCGCAGAAGGACCATGAGGCGACGAAGGCCGAGGTGCTGAAGATCCGAGCCCAGCGCCGCCGCGAGCAATTCGTGAAACGCGTGGGCGAGCTGAAGGATCTGCCGGGCGCCCCGGCCGACGACTTTGCCGAGATCTTGGACGCCATCGACGCAGGGCTCCACCAGGCCGTGCCCGAGAAGGCGGACAAGTGGTTCGCCAAGCTGAACCAGCTGCTCACCAGTTGGAACGTGGTGGTCGGGAAGTCGAAGATCTTCGAGGAGATCGGTCGCGAGACGGTCGGCGCATTCACGGGCGCGGAAGGCCAGCTCCACGCGCTCGCCAAGGAGCGGGAGGAGCAGGCCCGCACCTCGAAGCAGCCGATCAGCTACGCGCAGGCCTATGCCGAAATCCTGAACGAGCATCCCGCGCTCTACAAGCAATACCGCAAAGAACGGGAGGGCAAGTAAATGGCCTTCGAGATCCCGATTCTCGACATCAGCGAGACCGCGGCGGCGGCTGTCATCCAGTACCGCGTGGTCACGATCTCCGGCACGGGCGTCAAGATGTCGACCGGCACGCCCGTCGCCGCTCGCCCGCTCGGCGTCGCTCAGCAGACCGGCACCACGAGCGGCCCCGCGATCGCCATCCGGGTGGCGGGCGTGACCAAGGTCGAAGCCTCGACCGCCGCGATCAGTCGCGGCGCCTATCTCTCCCCCACCTCCGGCGCGGCCTCAACGGCGAGCCAGCTCGGGGGCACGGTGAAAGCCACGACCGCCCAAGTCGTGAGCATCGGGATCGCGCTGACGAGTGCCGCAGCGGCTGCCGCCGGCAACAAGCGCTACGTCTCGATGTTCATGCGGATCTAAGGAGCTCTCGCGATGCCACTGCCCTCGCCCCAACAGGTCCATGCGGTCGACGTGCCGCTCTCGATGCTCTCACAGGCGATCATCCAGAGCGAGGAACTCTATGGCGTCAGCCGCCGCGTCTTCCCGACGGTGAACGTCGACAAGCAGACGAACAAGTACTACGTATGGGATCAGAAGGACTTCTTCCGCACGGACGCTGGCCGGCGGGCGCCGGGCACCGAGTCCGCAGGCTCGGGGCTCCGGCTCTCGACGGACAACTACAGCTGCGACGTCTGGGCGTCGCATTTCGATGTCGATGAGCAGACGCTCGCGAACGCCGATCCCGGGATCGATCTCGAGCGCGGCGCCGTGCAGAAGGTCACGCGCGACATCCTGATCCGCGAAGACATCGACTGGGCGGCCACGTTCTTCGTGACGGGTGTGTGGAACTCCTCCGCCGGCCCCGTGAACGGCACCTGGGACAACGTGAACTCGACGCCGATCGAGGACCTGCGGGCGCGCTACTACACGATGGCTCAGAACACCGGGATGCCGCCCAACACGCTGA